CTTTAACTTAATTGATAATACAGTAACAAACCTTAACTTTGCAAGAACTGCAACCACAATTAATATGGGTGCAAATGCAGGTACTCTGACAATTGGAAACCCAACAGTAGTAGGTACACAGGCAACACAAAATCTATATAATACAGTTGCTACAACAGTAAATTTTGCAGGTGCAGCAACAACTCTTAATATTGCAGCTCCAGCAACAACATTTAATCTAGGTAATACTGCAACCGCAGCACAAACAGTTAATATGTTTACAGCTTCAACAGGAAGCTCAGAGTATAATTTAGCATCAGGAGCAACGGCTTCTGAAAACACAAAGTCTATTAACATCGGAACTAATGGCTCATCTGGTTCAACTACAAATATTAATATTGGTAGCAATGCAGCAAGCTCGTCAACAGGAACCATTAATTTAAATGCTAATACGGTACTGGTTTCTCAAGATCCAAATGCTTTAACAGACTTATCTGTTTCAACAAAAAGATATGCTGATCAGAGACCAACAATTATTACTGAAAGCACAACTCTTACACAGCGAGGAGCAGCAAGAGCTTCTGGAGTAACTTCTTCTGGAAATTATTTTGTAAATCATTCAGCAGCAGTAACATTAACATTGCCGTCATCCCCAAATCTTGGAGATGAGGTTATTATTACAGATATAACTGGTCTGGCAAATGAAAGAAATATAACAATATCTAGAAACGGACAGCCTATCCAGGGTCTTGCAGAAGACTTGATTGTTGATATAGCAAATGCTACAATACGATTGGTATATAGCAATACATCTAGAGGATGGAGATTGATGGCATAATGGCAACACTAACTAATATATTAAGTCAAAACTCTGGAACCGTAATTCCAGGAACAATTATATCTTACGGAGGATCTGCAGTTCCTTCAGGATTCTTAAGTTGCAATGGTGCTCAGGTAAGCAGAACAACCTACTCAGCATTATTTACAGCTATTGGAACAACTTATGGAGCTGGAAATGGATCTACAACATTTACACTGCCAGATCTTCGTGGAGAATTTCTTCGTGGATGGGATAATAGTCGTGGCGTAGATTCTGGTCGTGGAATTGGAACTACTCAAAATTCTCAGGCCCCAAATCACGGACATAGTACTGGTAACTTTATGGACTTTGACTTTGGATCTAGTGGTACCCACAATGGACCACACTTCACATCAGCAACTGGTCGTAGCTCAAGAACTACTAGTGACCCTAACTCAGGAACATGGGGAACATCAAATAGCTCTGAAACTAGACCTCGTAATATATCTGTACATTATTGTATTAAATTCTAATCATACCTATTGACTAGAATATTTTAAAAAGGTATAATATACATATGAAATCATATTTGTATCATCCAGAATTTTTATATTATATGGGAGAAGAAGAGGCTTTTGAAAGCCCTTTAGAACCAGGAATATTTTTACATGCAGCAAATGCTACTGAAAAAGTGCCAGATTTTTCCATGACAGATAAATTTCCATATTTTATTGACGGAGAATGGGTTCTAAGGGATAATCCAAAAAAAAATATAGCTTCACCAACAAATCAGGTTTCTATGGCTGGAGATTATATTCCGTATGCTATTTCAAGAAATGATGAAAGAGCAGAATTAATTTCTAGCGGATTTTCAGAAGAGGATGCCGATAAGATTTTGGGTATAGGGAATGAATAAAGAGATACTCGCTCCAGGAATTCATTCATATAAAAATGTATTTGAAGATTCCATAAACCACATTAATAAAATAGAATCTTTAGTTTCAAGATCACAGCTATCATGGATTCCAAGTTTTAACAAAAATCATACATCTGAAGAAGATGCAAAAAAGTTTTTTAGAAACCTAGACACAATTGGCCTGCCTATAGAATCACAAATTCCAGAAAATATAGATAAGGACAAAGAGCCAGCAAGGACACTGTTAGATTTTTCTAATTCATTAAATAATGAATTTGGTGTTTACTTAAAAGATTATGTTGAAGAGTATGGAATTAGCCTTTCTGAACAAGAGCCATTTGGTTTATTAAAATATGGTAAAGGGCAAAAGTTTGACAAGCATATAGATAACGGCATGATGTTTGTTAGAAATGTCTCATTGGTTTATTACGCAAACAATAGCTATACTGGCGGAGAGATATTCTTTGATAGATTTAATTTAAACATTAAGCCAGAAAAAAATCAACTTTTAATCTTCCCGTCGAACTATATTTATTCTCATTCAATAAGCGAAGTCTTGGAAGGAACAAGATATTCTATAGTAACATGGTATAAATAGCCATGAAAAAAAATATTATTAAATTTATCTCTATTGGTGAATATTACGAGAATGTTGTAGAAAAAAAACCGTCTCCAGCCACAGAGTGGGTTCCAGAATGGTGGAAAAAAATGGAACCATATGTAGATGGAAAAATAAAAATTAGTGGACATGTCTCATCTGCAACTGGCAAAAAATGTATGCCCATGCTTGATGCAATTACATCTGGATATATTGTTCCTTTGTGGACAGATGTTATGGTTATTAAAACCGCAGAAGGACATTCAGTTTCTTGGAAAACAAAAGAGCAAGTGTTTGGAGTTCATGATCCAAGGCAATCTGATGGAGTTGAGCATCCTTCTGGTTACTCCTCAGTAGCATTTAAATACCATAATCCATGGATAATTAAAACATCTGATGGCTGGTCATCGCTAATCACACATCCAATTGGATATCATGATCTTCCTTTTAGAATGATATCTGGACTTATAGACACAGATAAGTATCCTCAAGACATAAATCCAGTTTTTTGGTTTAGAAAAGATTTTGAAGGGATAATAGAAAAAGGAACTCCAATGTTTCAGATTATACCTATAAAAAGAGAACCATGGAAAATGGAAATGGGTTCATATACTTCCGAGCAGCATATGTATAATCAAGAAAAAAATATAGCCACAACAATAATAAATAATTATATTAAAAATATTTGGCAAAAAAAGGAATATAAATGATAAATATTAAAAAAATAGTTATTGTTGGAGGAGGTTCTTCTGGTTGGATAACAGCTTCTACAATAATTAAATTTTATCCAAATATTGATCTAACATTAATTGAATCTAAAAATGTTCCAATAATTGGTGTCGGAGAAAGTACACAAGCTTCTATAACTAGTTGGATGAATATGCTGGGAATAGATCATAAGGAAATGATGAAAGGAACAGACGGATCATATAAACTTGGAATAAAGTTTAATGATTTTTATGAAAAAAATGACGGAGGATTTTTTTACCCATTTGGAAAAGGATTATTTGAAAATTATGAATCAAAGGTTGATCCAGTAACTCTTTGGAATTTTAAAAAAAATATCTATAGCAATGTTAAAAAAACCGATTATTGCGATTCATTTTTTTCTCAAATGAGTTCAATCTACACAAATAAGATTCCAGACCAATCTCTTCCTGGATTTAACATAAAAAAAGATGTAGCATTTCATTTTGACGCTATTAAATTTGCGGAATATTTAAAAAAAACAATCTGCATTCCTTTAGGAATAAGCCACATAGTAGATGACATAGTTGATATTAATACAAATGAAAATGGTATAGAGTCTTTAAGTTTAAAATCTGGGGAAAAAATAACAGCAGATTTATTTATAGATTGTACTGGATTTAAAGCTATGCTTATAGGAGAAGCTTTAAATGAGCCATACGAATCTTTTGAAGACGTTTTGCCAGTAAATAGAGCGTGGGCCGTACAAATTCCATATAAAAATAAAAAAACTGAAATGTTAAATTATACTGATTCTACCGCTCTTTCTTCTGGCTGGGTGTGGGCTGCCCCACTCTGGTCACGCATAGGAACTGGCTACGTATATTCAGATAAATTTATTTCTCCTGAAGATGCTTTAGATGAATTTAAGCAGTATTTAAAAAAAGTGCGTGGTGAAGATAGAGATATAGATAATTTATCTTTTAGAGATATCAAATTTAAAAGCGGAATGCGTAAAAAATGCTGGGTAAAAAATGTTGTAGCTATAGGTCTTTCTGCTGGATTTATAGAACCATTAGAAAGTAATGGCCTTCATACTACTTATGAGTTAGCATTAAAACTAATAAAGGTAATTAATAGAGGTTTTGTAAATCAGTGGGATAAAGATTCCTTTAATTATATATCTAAACATACAATTGTGGGGTTTAAAGAATTTGTTCAGGCACACTACTTTTTAAGTAAAAGAGACGACACCCCATTTTGGAGACATATGACAAGCCTATCTCCAGGAGGAGATGTTTTCGATGCAAGAATAGACCAAACGTCACTTAAAAGTTTAATTTTTGATAAAACTTCTCCATTTGGATCATTTTCTTATGTAGCAAATAGTGGCTGGCATTGTATTGCTGCAGGTATGGAGTATTCTTCAGTAGGAAAAGATTCTATTTCTTTATATTCAATTCATTTAAATGACATTGAAAATATAGTAAATAATTTTATTTCTGATAATTCTAAAGATAGGGTTGAATGGAAATATAATACTGAAAAATATTTAAATCACGTAGATTACTTAGAAAGGCATATCTATAATGTCTAAAGATATAAAAGAAATTGTTATAGTTGGTGGCGAATCTGCAGGATGGATGAGCGCCTCCACTCTTATCAGATTTTTGTCAGATATTAAAATAACTGTAGTAGAATCTCCCAAAATACCTACAGTTGGAGTTGGAGAAAGCACCCAAGCCATTTTGACTATCTTTCAAGACTTTATAAAGATAAATAATGAATAAAGAACCTATTATAGTTTATTGGGCTCCAGCAATTAATCTTTCCTCCGACTCAATTTCAGAAGAAATGCTTTATCCAGAACCAACAAATTTATTACATGATTTAATAAAGATAAGGAATAAGGACGCTGGCCCTAGCTCATTTTTAAGCTGCCCAGCCGCTTCTGGGAGAATGAAAAAAACGTTTGTATTTAAGAATAGCTTATATTCTTCATATCATTATGATTTTACAGATGTGATTAATCCAGTTGTAATTCCAACATCTAAAACTCATTTAGATGCTAAAATATTAAGGTCTTCTGCATTGCAAAATGGCGGATCAATAGTTTTAGGCTTAAGATATATATTTTTTTGCGAAGAATCGGTGCTTGGATATATTACCCCTCCAATGATGCATGAGCCCAAATATACAAAGAGTGCCACAGCCATACCAGGAGCATTTGATATAAGTAAATGGTTTAGACCTTTTGTTATGGAGGTGCAAACATGGAAAACGCAGGGAGATTTAATTATAGAAGAAGATGAGCCTCTTTTTTATTTTGAAGTTGCTACAGAAAGAGAAGTGGTATTGACAAGATTTGAAATAAATGATAAG